TGCAAGGTAAGGGTACTGGGTTAAGTAACCTTATACCTGGTATGGGTGGTGGTGGAGATATTCAAACCGAAGTTCCTGGCGCTGATGATGTAGCACCACAGGCGCAAGGAAGTGAAGGTGGATTGAAATCTTTAGCTGAAGGTTTAAAAGCTATGGGTGATGGTAAAGTATTCGCAGGTATTGGTGCAGTTGCATTAGCAGGACCTGCTTTTATTATGGCACTTCCATCCATTCCATTCTTACTATTTATGGGTAAGGTTAAACTAAAAGCATTAGAAGAAAACTTTACAGGATTATCAGCTGGTTTACAAGAAATGAGTAAAGCAGCAGTTGGTGCGTTAGTAATGATGTTGGTAGGACCCGCATTAGCATTAGGATTATTAGCAATTCCATTCTTAGCATTTATGTCTATTCCAGCAATCGGCCCTG